AGCCACAACATCCTTGTCAAACAGACCGCCTCCCTGATTGATCCTGGAGACCAGATTGTTCAAGGCCTTGACATCAATCGGTTTGCCGTGCTTCCGTTTCATTTTTTTTAGATTCACACCCAGAGAACGATAAGATGACGCACGAGATAAAACTATATCTTTAGACATACTTTGAGTGTTTTTGGCCTTGGCAACCCGTCGCAATTTTTCAACCACTTCTGGAACCGACTCACTGGTCTCCCAAGCCATGATGAACTCTTCTGGTGAAACCTGATAATTAGTCTTCATAACAACCCCCCAATAATAGTGTTCCCCCAAAACCTAAGTACGACATTAAACACACAATCGAACATCCTATCGGCTACTTTCCCCCGTGAGCCGACACTCCATTATTGTTCAATCGGCCAATAAGTAAAATTATTTTTTCACGCCTTGCTGATAAAAAGCCTCAAAACTATTGTTTAAGTACCATCCTGCAAGGGGTATGACTCTTCGGCCAGAAACCTCTGGCAGAGTCAAAAGGCCTCCGGGGAGTAGTGATCCCCGGGGGCTTTTCTTTTGCCAACAAAAAACCCGCCCGGAATCATCCGGACGGGCTTGTCTTTAAGACTGTTTTTTTAAGTTAGGAAGCCAGGCCAAGAACTTTGTCCACGGTCTCTGTCTTCATAGCCCTAGCCCGGTTGCGGAGACCATCCCACTCGTTGCCGGACAAACCAGCCAGTTTGCCGCCAATGATATCAAAGCTGTACCATTGCTCGTTGGACAAACCCTGCCCGGCCCGGGTGAAGGCGTTGATCACCCCGAACAGGTTGTTGCGGCTGGAGTCGGCCGCCAGCAACTCTTCCTGGTAGGCGCCCAAAACCTTGCTGATGGGTTCGCGGGCAATCTTGAACTCGGTAGCCAGGGCAGCGAAAAGCGGGTAAATCGAACCGCTGTCCCATTTCTTGGCCCGGGTATCTAGCAGTTGACCGATACCGCGGGGCAACAGGGGAATCTGGTTTTCCAGATTTTGTCGAATCGCCACATACAGGACTTCGTAGTCCGGTTCGCCATTGTGGCGCATCTTCAGGGATTCGCCCTTCTTCTGATCCCAGATGCACCCGTTCATGCAGATGGCCCGGAAAACAGACGGCAACGAGAACAGGTGACGGGTGCCGACCTCGGAGTTGCCGATAGACAGCATTCCACCGTAGTCGCTGTCGGACTCTTCCCGGATGGAATCTGGGATCAGGATGTTGCCGTAAATCGTGTCGCTATCCCCCCGCCAGTGCGACAACATGCCGCCAGGTATGATTTCCTGGAGGGTCTTGAGGAACCATTCGTTGTTGACCTCCATGTACCGGTTGCTGAGGACGGCGCGAAGGGTGCCATCCTGACGGCAACGCCAGAACAGGTTCTTGTCGCTATCAAGATGGCGCAGACCGTTCTCAAAAACACGAACCAGCGTCTCGTGATCTTGGGTGTCGGTGCTGGCATACAGCTTCGTCGGCAGGAAGTTGCCGACATTTGCCCAGCGGGAAAGCTGGTTGAGGGCGTGTTGGGTGGGCTTGAAATCCCTGCCGGACGCCTGGTCGCGGATGACAAAACGGCCAGAGTCGGTCAAAGCGGGACGGAACTGGGTGATCGTTGCCTCAAAGTCTTCCGTCTGGCTGCGTCCGTTATAAAGCCTTTCCAGGCCTTGATCAAAAGTGATGCACTTGTCCAGCCACTTCTTGGACACATTGCGGAAATCCTGCTTGGCACCCATTTCCTGGTGCTGATGCACGAAATCGCCATTGTTACCCGATCCCACCAAAACGCTGCTGTTGCTCATCGCTCTTTTCCTTGTCTCACGACTTTTTCGGTTGCAACTCTTGCTCCCGACATTCAAATAATAGCAAGCTGGACAGAGTTGACAATAGTTTTTTCAAAATTATGTTTGTCTGGATTATTAATTGGGTTGACAAAAAGACTTACGCGCACCCCTGACTAGCAAAGATGCGCGTTGAAAAAATCAAGGATGTCTAGACAGACTACATTTTGCCAATCGAACAAAGCCGATTGTGCGTGCTGCGGATTTCTCCAAAAATCTGATGAACCCGCTGCCTAGAAATACCCATCTCCTGCTTGATTTCCGTCGTGTTTTTCCCCGCCACGACCAGATCAACAATCTTAGACGCCTTATCATTCAGGTGTCTTTTGATGACATCGGGCCTCTCATCCGGATCTTCGTGCAGATAGAAGGGTTCGTTTATCCAGCACTTGACCGTGGTATCGACAGGTATTTCCTTGTTCTGCCTCCTCTTCTTGCGGTAGGCCACCAGGAAAGACCAACGGATACGGTTGATCAGATACCCGAGGAAAGTCATCCGGCGGGAACTGTCGTAATTCTGGAGTGCCATCCACAAGGCAATGCCAGCAATTTGCATGGCCTCATCCTTGTCAAACTTACCGGTCCACGATTGGCAATGCTTGTGCAGACACGGCTCATACTGCTTGTAGGCCTCGGCGTACTGCTCGTTCGTGACTTTGCACACACCTTTTTTCGTGATGATGCTCATTCGGCACCATCCTTCCTGGCTTTGGCCATGGCCTGGTTGGGGCGGGCCGGGAAGCCAAACTGCTTGATGGCTGCATGATAACCGTCAGCATAGCCTCCATCGCCGACAGCAAGGATGGCCGCATCGTAACCATCTTTGTAGGCGCTGGCATTTTCGGGCGCCCCGGCACGGATGACGGCGTCGCGATAACCTTCCTCGTAGCTGGGTTTTGTGCGAAGCTCGGCAATCTCGTCATCCAGGAGCTGCGACCGCTGCTTTTCAAATCGCAGACTGGCCTCCGTTGCCTTGATGCGCATTTCCATGTTTAGGATCGGGCGAACCGAGAACTGCCAGATACAACTGATCCAGACAACCACAAACAATGTCAATCCCCAGCTTTTCATGGTCTCTCCTTAACCTTTTCTAAAAACCAAGCCGCATCCTTGCTCACATCGACATTCCAGCTTTTCCACCTGAGCAAGTGCCCGAAGTAGAAATGACACAAAGGACACAATGTGATCAGATTTTCGGCGTCCAATTCAAGACAAGGCTCACAATGGAAAGGTTTCTTGTGGTGAACCTGAAGACTTTTGTCCGAACCACAGGCTGCGCAACGGGGGTTGGCATCCAGGTGTTGTCTTCTAACTTTCGGCCACTCCGAAGCCCGCTGCCCCTGAAAGCCTTCAAAACTATTGACCGCTGCCAACATGGCTATCAGCACATCGGCCAAATCATCCAATGTTTCACCGGAGACAACGGCTGGTCTTCCTTCGTTGTCTGACACAAAGAAACAGCCGTTCTCTCCGAGCGAAACCTTGAACATCATCAGCCCCGCAGGGAATCGCGCAAATCCTGCACAGCTCCCTCGATGCGAGAAAGAATGTCGTTGAGGGTGCTGCTCTTGGACTTCTCCTTCTTCTTGCTGGAGCGGGGATGTCCGTCCGGCAGAAGGTCGTTGTCCTGCTTGTAGTTGGGGTTGGACGGCCTACCCCTGCGCAACAGATACAGGAAGGCCTCGATCCGCTTCAGGCCCCAACGGGTCCGATCCATGCCTGGAGCATGGCTGGTGCTGAAGGCTCCGGCCCCGCGACGAAAGACGGCCTTCAACATGGCCATATTGGCCTTGTATTTCGGGTCTTTGGCGTTGTGTTCTTCCATCAACTTGCGAATTTTTTTCTCGGTCTCCGCTGAAACCTCGATAGAATTGTTTGGCTTAGAAGCAGAATCCTTGGGGTTCTTTTTGCTGCCCCGCTTCCTTTCGTCTGGCTTTGCCGGCTTTTTCCTGGGATCGTCCTTCTTTGGGCGACCATACTGCAAAGCTTTGGCAACATCTTCGTCGAGAGACATCCCCACACTCCTTGAGAAAAGTTTTAACCAGCAAAAAGCTTAGGATTTTACATAGGGTGTTGGCAAGCTTTTTTGTTTTTTTATTCGGAGCTTTCCTGAATTGCCAGGTTTAGCTCTTCGAGTGACATTGAAGACACGAAACTTGGAGTGCGTTCCCCAACCCACGCTCCGATAACATTGAATTCAAAAAACTCACGGGCTTCTTCTTCGGTCATGCCATCGCGGTACATGTAAATAGCGATGATTTTTTCAATGTCATAGACTGCGATCGTCGGTTGATTGAACCGGTGCAAAACACCAATAAAAGCACCTTCGAGGCCGTCACACAGCAAAATGCCTTCAAGGTCATCCACAATCAAGCTCCTTCAGTCCCATGCGAATCAAAATACCCCTACCCTCTGTTTCGTCGCCGCCATACCTGAAGGTCGATTCACTTTCGTGTGAAAACCCTAGCGATGTTGGCAATTGAAAATACGGGAAGGGGTTACCATCAAAAGAGCCGTGTCTCTCGTAATAATCAAGTGGCACAACCTTGAAATAACAATTGCCGCAAATGTCGTCTCCGACAAATCTAAAACCCCACTGAAAATAATCGGTTGTTCGCCCCTTCTGGGAATTCAACATGATCCTGACTGTCTCAAGGAAGGCTTCGGCGTCTTCCTCGGTAGGATGGTGGCCGATAGTCAACCTGGACACAAAACGACCGCTTTCTGTCCTAACGACATGTCCGCGCAAGAGTCTGACACCAGCCTCGCGGGTTCCGCGCTCACAGGCTTTCAGGTACTCCAGCTTCTTGCGATTCATGCGTCCCAACCCTCAACAACGCCTTTGCTTTCCAGCATGATCGACAAACGCTCTTCTAGTTCTTCGACCTGGGCCTTCAGCTTCAAATTTTCATTGATCAATTGCATCGATTCTCTTCCAACCCGACACACCTCGTTGTCTAAGCTTTCGATCTCGTCCTGGCTCTCGCGGACCAATCGCAGGAGCCTCGAGTGTTTTTTCAAAAAGTCTGGCAAAAGTTTTCGGCAGGTATGGATGAAATTCAAATCAAGAAGGTCGGCCACACCCAACTCAGCAAATCTGTCTGCCGACGAGGCAAGGTCGATTGCTTTCTTGAGTTCCCAGTATTCGTTGTCGTTATCTGTCATCGCAACCTCCTCATCATGGCGAAAAATGCATTTTGCAAAACACAGCGACTTAGTGGGGCGGATTCATCTCTTGATCCACTTCAACCAGGAACTGTCTGGGAAAATAAAGTCAGGCTTGCCAACGACTTCATCCACAGCCTTGATCACGCCTGGCCAGCCTCCGTTGTAGTCGTGGCCGGTGATGGCCAGCTTGCAGCGAGGCAACCAGAACTCAATGTCGGCCTTGGCGCCCTCGTAAGTGTGCATGGCGTCGACATAGACAGCATCGACAGACTGGAGGCACGACAACGACTTGAAGTCGTCCGAAGTGCCTTTCAGCTTGACCAGTCTTTCGCACCCAAAAACCCTGCGATCAAACGCTTTTTCAACAGCGGTCATGTTCTCGTTGCTGGCGGCATCGTTTGGGTCGTAGCCTGGCAACCAGGGATCGATGCACCAGATGGTGGAATCAGGCAAGGATTCGTGCCAGATGACAGCGGATTCCCCGGAAAAAGAACCAATTTCGACAAAATGGCTAACCGCACCCTTGGAAAGCAAAGACTTTGCCAAATCCCTCAAGGATTGCTTGTAGCCGTCATTCGGTCGCATCACATACATAAGAACCCCCCAATAAAAAAGGCGGCGACCTTTTGGGGTCACCGCCTCTGAAAAGCCCGATTCGTTTATCGGGCCGTCGCCCTCTTGTTGTTGGCCGCTATCCTTGTCAAGGCTGCGATCAACTCTTTCCTGCGAACAATCTTCTTCCTGATCTTGTTCATAGGGGACTCCTTCCTTTGAGAAAACCATTGCGGGAGGCTGGACTCGAACCAGCGATCTCCACCTTATGAGGGTGGCGAGATAGCCTCTTCTCTACTCCCGTACAACGCACGACAAGGGATGGCAAGCCGTGCGTGTATTGTCAACCGTGCCGACCGGAAACCCAATCCTAAACACGGTCAACAATTTTTCTTAGTACCGGCAGCATGCGTAAAACATGCCGTTGCGTCCCTGTGCAACGCCGATCTCGCGGGGAGAACCGCCGAAACGGGGCTTGCAGCAGGAATTGATGGCAGCCTGGGGGGTGGAACCCATACCCACGCCCTCAAAGCGATATCCGCCGCGGAAAAAGTGGCCAATCCTGCCAATTCCGGCCAGATAAGCAGCCACTTCCTGGGCGTTAGTAACCGTGGTAACGGTGGTTGTGGTCTGGGTCTGGGTTACGGTTTTGGTTCCTGTCACAACCGCCTTACGACGTAAAGGGCCAGCCGAAGCTGCGGAAGCCACCATAGCCAGAGCCAACAGACCAAAAACAAATCGCTTCATAGTTACCTCGTCCTTGAAAAAAGGCACAGGCCGCCTGCCCACGCCGACTCCTTATGGTAAACCATTCAGGGAAACCGTCTAGTTATCTCCAAGAATTTTTTCGGAGAAGCATCCAAGCAATGAAAGTAAAGCTGGCCACGCAAGCTAGGTCAGATATACATCGGTAAAGATCGTATTCTTTCACGGCAAGAATCTCCAAGTCGGGGTTGGGTTAGGAAGCCAGCCAGCTTCGTAGGCTTCGCCACCCAAAATTTCGCGCAATTGATCTAGTTTCAAACGCTTGGAGTAGAGTGGTATGTTTCGGTATTGATCGTCAAGCAAATCGTACACTTTATAAATTAAGTCGTTTTCCCGTTGTACGATCAACCAAAAATCCCGGGACTCACCATAACCCTGCAAGATATTCCGACGACAAACTTCATCAAACGGTCGATTGTATTTATTCGCCCAAATCATGTAACAAGTCGTTCCTTCCACATAAAAATCGATATAAAAAAATTTCTTGGCATCTGCCAGTTTTGCCCGACAGGTCAGCGTTTGCTCGTAGGCGTCCCGTGCCTTCCATAGCGTTTTGCATTCAGGGTATTCGTAGAGTTCCAAGTCCTGGGCGACCTGGGCGATCAGATTCCTGACGAAAGGATTTTCTTGGACTACGGTTGGGGGAACCCATACCCGCTCAAAAATGATCAGGTAAACGATTGCCATCTTGGCTAAAGCCACCATGGGTCTGTTCCTGACCCACCCCAATCGCCGAAAGAGGGACTCGAACCCTCATTATCGAGTATGCGGCCCGATATCTTCTGGTAGCGCCTCAACCGCACTCAAACACTACCTGGCCCATGGCTGCTGGCCTGTCACACGGTCGGCTCACGCCGAAGGGGATGGTGCGGCCCCGGCAGCTTAGATCATTCCGGCAATGGTATTAACCTTGCTTGGGTCGAACGCGTAAAAAAAAGAAAACGATTTTTTCCAGCCAGCGCCAGAAACCGATGGAGTCAAACAAGGGGTTTAGCCAACTAGACATGACGCAAAAGTGCGTGGCATAAGGACTTATATGATGTCGGGCGTGGTGGCGGGCGTTCTGCAAGATGCCAGTTTCCTGAAGGATTTTGACCGGGCGGGGAACGCTGCCCTGGTGGGTCCAAGCGTGGAGTTGATTAGCCTGCGAGGCGAAAATACCGACTAACATCCCCCACCAAAGCTCCTGGTATCCCAGCCAAGCTGCGATCAAAAGACAAGGGATCATCGTGGTGTTGTTGCGATCCCAGTAGCTCCCACGGAGAAATGCGCGGGGTTCGCTGTGGTGCAGCTCGTTGGGGGCGGCAACTAGGGGGCCGAAAATAGGCCAGGAGGTTTTGGCGTACCGATCTTCAAACCAGTGAAAAAGGCCGGTCAGAAAGTCGGCGGTGAGCCAAGCAGTCAGAATGTAACCAACCCAGTACCAGAACATCGGAAGCCTCATTTGGGATTAAAATGTCCCAAATAAATACACCCGAGCTTGAGCAGTTCATTCGATGGGGGAATTCAAAGAGGTGTGTTATACCGGCAGTTCGCCAATTGGTCGCCAGTACAAAATAAAGTCTGTATCCCAAGGGCTACGGTAGGAACCAAACTCGGAATACTGAATCACATTAGGCCAAATCATATTTCGCATGACAATCAGGCACAATTCTCCTTCTTGTGGCTTTTCAGTTTTTGCATCACGCCAGCGAAGCTGGTCGCGCAGCCTGACCAACTCGTCTACAGCTACAGAATAAAGGCTACTCATCATCCACCCTTCTTTTTTTGACTCGTATAAAACTCATTCCAAACAAAAACAAATACGCTAACATCTGCCCGCCAAAATAGCCAGCGATTAAAAATAGCAGCGGCTTATCCACAATCAACTCCTGGAGTATTTGAACAATTGCAATAACTTCCAATCAGCAAGCCAACACAGTCTGGGCAGAACCAATTGCTCATCGCTCACTCTCCCGGCAGTTCGCCAATTGGTCGCCAATATCGCAACTGATCAGGGAAGGGAACCCATTCGCCTTCACTTGCGTCGTCGCCTATCATCAAATAGTTGACCTCTGCCAACCCCCTGCAATCCAATAAAAGATACTGGCCAGACTCTTTCGGCTCCTCATCTGGCCACTTACGCCAGCGAAGCTGGTTGCGCAGCGTGTTGACTTCTTCGCACCAAAGTGCATTCTTTCTGCGGGCCTCTTCCAGTCTTGCCCAGAGAGCTTTGATCCTGGGATCGCTGCTTGTCTCAGCAAATACTTTCATTTCAGGGAGACCGAACAACATCATTTACCTCCCGAAAAAGCCCAGCCAGCCACAAGGACTGACTGGGCATGATTAAATAACTACGCGTCGCGGGCTGGGCCAAGGCCTTGATACCAAGCAGTCACAACCGTCATGGCTGCTTGAATTGCCGCTTCAGCAACAGCGTTTGGCACATCGTAGAACTTGAGGTCTTTGCGGCCTTCACCAATAACCGCGCCAACTTGAAGTTGAGCTTTATTGTCACTGAAAGACAAGTACTTCAAGTAGCCATTTCTAGAAGAATCGCCGTTTGGCTCAGCAGCTAAAACAGGCGCTCTCAGACGGCTGTCGGAATAAGCGCAGCACGAATGACACCAAAAACCAGGAACACTCTTATCGTCTTCAGACATGATTAAACCTCCAAACATTCCATCTCTCTGGAGTCACACCACTGGGAAACGGCAGGTGTCGCCGTGGATCAACGCTTGGCGTTGATATGGCCAAGCATGTTTTTTGCCGCCTCATTGGCGTCTTCGGCAATATTGCTCAACGCATACCGCAAATCAAGCACATGATGAACCAGATGCGAGAATGCTGTTTCATCAGTTCTAGCCGCCTCAATGAGTTCCAAAAGTTTGCCGTGAGTCATCACTCAATCTCCTTGGGTAGCGGACCAATCGGTCGCCAGTGAGTAGCGTTTAAGATTTCCCAATGAGCAAATGGATATATTGAACAACACAGATGCGGGAATGAGTTGTTAGCTAGAATGAGTTGGCAGTGCTGTTCAGCTTCC